TGGAGGGAAAGGAGCTCTTTATCATTCGTTTCCGCAAGCGCTTCGGCAGTGATGTCTGTTATCCGCACGGCCCTCAACCCCGTAACGCGATTTCCGCGCACGAAAAAGCCGCCCCGGTCTCCCAGGACGGCAAGATGACTTGAACTCAGCTATCTTCTTCAACCATTCTCTTCAGTATCGAACTCGATCTTGAACTTGTCACCGGCAGCCTTGGCGGCGAAATGGGCGTCCTGTAGCCGACGGAAACACTCTTCCGCATTACTCCCGAAATCGGCGCCGCACGAAGGGCAACGCCTCGCGACAGAGCCAGCCTGTTCCACGTCGAGGATTAAACCGCAACCGCACTTCCGGCACCTGATGGTGACATGGCTGACTTCCAACAGGTCGATCCGGTTGATTTTCATCGAGACCATGGAGGGTCACCCGTCCTCATGCCGCCGTCGCCCTCGACTATGTCGAATTCCAGCCTGAACTTCCCTTTGCCCGCTTTAGCAGCAAGACAGGCATCTCGTAGCCTGTAGAAACACTCCTCAGCATCACTACTAAAGTCCGCTCCGCACGAGGGGCAGCGCTTCACGGCAAAGTTCGTATGTTCCAAGTCCAATATGATTCCGTAACCACACTTCTCGCACAGAAATGTGATTCGGTTGAACTCTAGGAGGTTAATGCGGTTCACTTTCATGGCAACCATCCGAATCACCCTCTCAGCGCCTGATAACACAGCCCCGATTTGAAATTCCGCCGCAACACCGCCCGAGCCCCGTCGATGTCCCTCGCTTCAGCCGCCGAACGCGCTTCAGCCGGGTACACGAACACCTGAAAGCCGTCAAGCCGGCCCCTGTACACCTGCTCGCAGTGCTGGCCAACTTCTTCGAGGGCCGTCGGGACATCACTCGCGACCACGTGCAAAGTCACATACCGCCAGCCCGGAACAAATGCCACGATGTCGTACGTCCTGCTCCGCGGCCATACCTGCACCATGCGGCCTTGAACGTCGTATCCATCCGGCCACGCTCTGCACTCGAAATCGCGAACCTCTGTGCTCATCGGGGGGACGATAAAGGCCGGCGTGACTCCGAAACGAAGGTCAACCACGCCCTGGAACTCACGCGCAACATCGAAATTCGTCACATACACAAACACATGATTGTTCGCCTGGCCGACCATTACATCGACCCTGGCCTGCACCTGCTGAAGCTCCGCCGCGCCCGCAAAGCCCTCGCCCGCAAGCAGCAAGCCCAGCACTACAACAATCGCCGCCATATGTACCGTGTTCTGCTTGGTCACTTGCGCTCGCCCTCTTTTGTCTCGTGCTCTCCTGTTTTGCTCTCTTCCGCTTCCTGCATCAGCTCCCAGTCAACGACGGACGGCCCAAGAAATCTCCTACGATAATACTCGTGCAGCTCGGCGTCGGACCGAAACCGCGGCGGATTGCCCGACACCGTCGGCCTTACCCTGCGGTCGTACTCCTTTACCGTGAGCACGCGGAAGACATACATCTCGTCCAGATCAAAGCCTTCGAGAGTGGTGCACTTGCGATGCCACACGAAACCGTCCGGTGTCTCCTTCTCGACGTGTCCCTCAAAGCCTCGCTGGCGAACGGTGTCGTGAAACGTAACGTAACCGCCGTCGACCACCACCCCTATAGCCAGCAATTCGAAGGACATACCGAGATATTGCCCCTCCACCGAATACAACAGGCGATTGCTAATCAAGTCACACCATCTCCTGCACCTTGACAAAATCCTCGATTTTTCGCCCGTTCACCTCCATTATACCGTCGGAACGGAATTCACGCAGTAGCGCATCCCGCATGGAATCCGTATCACAAGTGATGCCAATGATGCTCTCCTTCCTGATACCCTTGCGAAACATGACTTCGTTGAGAGGCCTGTACTCACGATTAAGCCGCTGAATGAACTCCTCAGCCGCGGGACGTCGCTCGAAGGAATCATACGTCTTCCCGAATGCGTCGTGGCCGTATGCGTACCAATCCGTCCGGTCAAGCTCTGATACATCGATGATAAGCCGATAACCCCAGCCTTTATATGATTCTCTAAACCTGCGCTTTCCGCGCGCATTCCGAGGAACAAGACGAGTGAAGGCGCTGTCCGCGCCTCCCGTGCCGATGTCGCTCGACTCGCTTGCTCCGCCCCCGAATATCCCGACCCTGTACCTCTCGCACGTTGACATGAGGCCCGGACTGTCGGGACTCAGTATCTGGACCACCGACCTGGCATCATCCACGCCTGCGAAGAGATACTCCGCGCCCAGCGACTGGTACCTCTTCGATATCCCTTCTTCGACGAAAGTGCGATAACCGGGCCACACTTCGCGCTCCATGAGTCTGTCCGCCCGGGTCGGGTCGACGCCTTTGCTGCGCAACATGGCCTCCAAGTCGTCTGCGGTCCTGCTCATGCTGCGAGTCTGGAACTCTTCCCGCGGCGCGTGCTGCCAAGCCAGACGCGACAGCCTAAGCAACCGGTCGTCGTCCGGTGTCGGGTCTTGAGCCAACACATCCAGACCGAGATTCGCCAACAAATCCTTGAAACGCTGCGCGCCGCGAGCCCCGTCATTACCGTAAATGCGAATCGTCAACTGGCCCGCTAACGCCCGGTATCGTTTGTCCAGCCCGAATACTATCTCAGCGTCAGGCAACCTAAGCACAATCGCTTCTCCGACCCGCTCACCCCTCGACCGTGTAAAGCTGAATGCCTGTCTGGTCAACCGGCCGCGGTAAAACATGTAATGCGCATCTTTCGCCCCGAGCCTGCGCAGCGCGCTTTCGACGCTGGCGTGATACTCCTGAGTCACCTTGCACGTGAGCTCGAAACCAGGCCTGCCGTCGTCTTGAATGCGGCGGACGTTGAGCTGCTGGCCCTCGAGCACGTCCTTATCCTTGCGCGTGCTGACGCCGCGCGCCGTCGCCCGCCCGAGGTCCTCCAGCACGTCGCCGGCCGCCGGTGCTAACGCCTGCCTTGTCCCTCGCGCCGCCTGCAACCGAGCGCGCGCCCTGTCCCGGACGACCACTGTAACCGCCGTGAGCCTGTCCGGGTCGTCCAAGACCTCGACAAGCTCGGCCTTCGTCATGTAGTAGTAGTAAGGCACCTTTTGCGCCTTGGCGAGCTTCTTGAGGCTCGCGACGTCCATGGCCTCGAGGTCGGCCTTGGACAGCACCTTGGCGGCGAGCGGGGCCGCCTGCAAGTCGCCCGGAACCGCTTCGTCGAGAAACTTGAACGTGCCCTTGAAGTGCGGATCGCGCATCTTCAGGAGCTTCGTGAAGAACTCGCGGTAGCACTCCCGCACCTCGTGCTTGCGCTTGACCGCGCGGTCCAGCAAGTCCTCCGCCGCCGCGCCCTTGCCCTTCAGGGCCTCCGCATACGGTCGTAGAATCGCCCTGTACTCGTCATCGGGTATCCTCTCGAGGCGTTGCAGCGCCGGCAGGACCGCCTGGAGATCCAGGTCTATCTTGTTCTGCGCGAAGGCCCGATACAGCGTGTTGTAGAGCGGCTCCTGTTCCCCGTAGACCGCGTTCGGGTGATAGTCAAGACTCATCTTCCACGACTTCGGGTCGTACAGGTACCTGAACGCCTGCTCCTTGTCGATTCCGAGCACGCGCCCGCCGTCCAGGTAAATGAAGTTGCCGGCGTGGCTGTCGAAGTTCCCGATGACCCAGTCGAGGACGTGCTCGCGCTGTATCTGCTTCCACGCTTCGGGGCCCAAGCTCTGCCACGGGATGCTCTTGAGGTCGCCCTTGACGCCCGCAAGCAAAGGCTGCACGGTCCCGAGCCGCCCCCGCAGTTCCATCGCCTTGATCTCGACGAACTCGCCGGGCTCGTACAGCCTCGCGGCAATCTGGGACGCCGCTTCCTGCACGTATGCCCTGAACGCCTCGGGAACGCCCCACTTGGACACGGCGGGCTTGAAGATGTACTTGTTGCCGGAGGCGTCTTCGTATATGTGCTTCTCCCCCGCCCCGCCGAGATAGGCGCCGCTGCCCACGTAGCGAAGTGCGTCAGCGCCAGGAATGGTGCTCTTCGGCTGAAGCGAAGGAAACTCTATCGCGAGCGGTTGTCCCTCGACCTCCTTGAAGGTCTTCGCCACGTACGTGCATCGGCAGTTGAAGTGGTACGGAGGGGTACTGAGGCCGCCGCGGGCCAGTTTCTCCTCGTCCCAGTCCTCGATTTCCTTGAGCGTGCGCCAGGGATGTATCTGCTTCACGTCCTCCGGCGTGTTCGCGTCGAGCAGCGCGTCGCGGAGAGCCACGGCGTGCTCCGTCCTGAAGGTCTTGCCGTTCAGGTGCGCGCAGAGCTCGCACGTCCTCTCGTCGAGCATGGCCATGATCTCGTATTCCTCGACCTCCGCCTCGACGAGGCTCTGGACCGCTCCCATGGCCCTCGCGCGCGTCACCGTCGTAGCCGCAAGGCCACGCCAGTAGGCGTCCGACTTCGGGAAGACACCGCCGAGCGCTTCTTTGAGTTTCCTGCCGACCTCCACCCGCCCGAGCCCGCTCTCCAAGGCGAGTTCCCGCACGATGCCGGCTATCTCCCCGCCGAGAGCGGCGTCGTAGTGCTGCCCGATCCAGAAGACCGTGTGCTCCGTCAGTATGGACCTCGCCGCCTCGTCCACCACCGCGAGCTTCGGCTTGAGACCCACCGCCTGCGCCGTCACCTTGCGCCCGAGGAGGTACGCCGTGCCGACGAGCCGGGTCGCGTCCTCTTTGGTGAGGCTGGCGAAGTCCGGACCCATCGCCTTTGCGACCGCCGCGAGGATAAGCTGCACTTCGTTTTGTGTGAGCGGCCCCGAGAAAGACTCGACCACTTTGGCCGCTTCTTTGATGGCCTGCTGCGCCTGCGCGCTCCACGACCCGAGGAGAAGCTTCTCGAGCGCCGCCTCCACCTTGACGATGGAAGCCTCGCTCGCCTCCACGTGAGCCGCCCACCTTCCGAAGAGCTTTTCCTCCAGCGGATCGGCCTTCCGAATGCCAAGACCGAGAAAGTCGAGGATGCAGTCTATGGCCTCGGCGGCCTCGCGCCGGTCACGCTTCGTCAAGAGAGCCGTCCACATCTTCTTGCAGCCTCTTTCTCACAGCCACAAGGAACTTTACAAACTTCTCGACAGCCTCAGAAGGCCTTTCCGCCGCGACCTGGTCTTCCGCTCCGCTCAGGCCGGCTCTCAGCTTTGACAAGTACACGTCGAGCGGTTCGTCCAGCCAAGGCCCTTCGAGCTCGGCAAGGTCGATCTTCAGCACCTGCTCGACGAGGTTCCTCACCTCGCGCACAGTCAGCCACGGCGCGAGCTTCTTCACGATCTCCGACTCGCGGTCCGGGTTCTCCTGAGGCGCCGAGAGCGTCTTGAACTCCCAATACCTCACCCCGAGCTCGGGAAATATGCGCCGGTTGATCACGAAATCGAACGCGTCCCTCTCCGGCCCGAATACCTGCGCCTCGGCTATGTCCCGGGCCTCTTCCGCTGTCGCCCGGTTGAAGTCCTTCGCGAGACCCACGTAAAGCGGAGGCAACCGGAAGGCCGAGCGCACCTTCTCCCTGTTCATTTCGTCGTAGCGCATGAAGAGGGCGTCCTGCTGAATGAGCTGCGCGAGCGGCTTGAGGTCGATCCTCACCTGCCGCGCCGCGTTCATGGCGAGCGGCGTCTCGTCCGCCGGCTCCGCCTCGAGCACCAGGATCTTGTGGAAGTTGCCCCGGCCCTTCAGCTGCTCCTCGACGTACGTCTCTATCCTCTCGCGCACGCCCTCCGCCAGGTGCCCGCCCGAGACCAGCACCACGAGCGGCGGCACGCTCTTGTTGTCGAAGTAGAGGTAATTGATTTCCTCCGCCGCGCGCGACCCGAGCACCGAGAGGAGATTCCCGGCCCAGCGCGGTATGCCGTACGGGCTCCTGGGCGAGTAGATCTTGAAGTGGAGCATCTCGTTGGCCGGTACAACGCGTGGGTCGTCGGGACTCGCCACCCTGCCCGTCCTCGCGTCTATCACACGCGGGTCGCCGAGCTCCTTCCAGTACACCTTCTTGCCGCCGACGAGCTGGACGTACCGGCGGAACCGCTTCCGGAACGGCAGCTCCTCGTACTCGTTGTCCTCGTTCAGGACGAGGTACTTGATGTCCGTGTACTCATCGTCGAGCCTCGTGAGTCTGACCGTGTAGGACGGCACGTGGACGATACCGGCGAGCTCCCCCTTGGCGTTCCTCAAGAGCTCCCAGTACGCGTTCCCCGTCGTCTCGAGGTCCTTCCTCGTCGCCCGCCGGATGTCGGTGAAGGACGTCTCCGGGTTGCAGAACTTGAAGAACCGGTGAATGCGCTTCTTCTCCTCGAGCACGTGCGCGGGATAGTCCTCCCCCTTCGGCGGCTGCACGAGCGGCACGAGAGTGTATCCGACGCCGTCTATGTTCGTCTCCATCGCCTCGATGCACTGGCCGAGGATGTTCGAAATCTCCGGCATCGAGACGAGCTTGTTCAGAGGCAGCGGCGGCTCCAGGATTTCAAGCCCGTAACTGCCCGCAAAAGGGTCCTCATCTATCCTGTGCGACACCGGCATCGCCGGCCCGCCGTCCTGCCCAACCACGGTCGCTTTCGCCAAGAGTTCCATTACCCTATCACCGTCGCTCTGCCGACGCCCTTTCTCTGCTGCCGCCTTGCCCTGTCCAGGGCGAGCACCACGGCGGCGTACGAGGCGCAGTCCACCATGTCATCGTGCGCGCCGTTCGGGAAGTCCTCGAGCTCGTCCTCGTACGCGCGAAGCCACGGCGCTCCCTGCCGGTGGTAGACGGCGCCCATCTCGTACCTGGCGGCTATGGGGTACGCGCGGGAAACCTTGTCCGTGTCCGCCTTGAGCGGGACCACGGGCAAGCCCTCGAGCCTCATGTCCTGTATGAGCGCGAGGCCGAATGTCTTCTCCTCCACGCCCTGGAACGCCGGCATGTATCTCGCGTACATCGCCTTCATGAGCGCCTTGTGTTTCGGCGTCTCAAGCCGCTCTCTGAACATGTCCACGAGAAGAAGGTCCGACTCCGGCGTCACTGCCCACGTTCCGCAGGCAAAGTAGTCCGACGTCTCCTTCTCGGTCGCCGCCGGGTCGACGGTCTGGAACAACCAACAGTCCGTTTTCTTCACCCTGTGCTCGCCGCCCGGCTTGAAGAGCGCGTAGCAGTCGCCCTCCTCCCGGAAGTACCGGAACCACTCGCGCCGGAACATGTTGCCTTCCGACCGGCGAGGCGACTGCTGGTATATCGCGCTGAAAAGGAAAGACCCCAGGGTGTTCCTGAGGTCCTCCAATGCTTTCTTGTCGTATCTCTCCGGCCATAGCGGCTCGCCCGCCGCCCGGCCTAAAGGGTCGCCCTCCTCGGCAAATGCGGGAAGCTTCAGCACCTCCCACTGCTCGCCCCCTGACCCCATTTCAGCCAGAAGCCTGCCGGCAAGGTCTTCGTGATGCCACCGCGTATTGTGAACGACGAAACCCTCCGCCACGAAGTTCTCTGTACCGCTCACACGTAAATCGTATACCGGAAGTGCAAGGCCTTTCTCGATAGATTTAATTCGCCACGACCTAAGCCCGCTTCCGCCATTGTCAAAAAGAAAATCAGCAGACCAAGCTGTCCAGCTCTTGACTTCCCGACTGTGTGGTGGGCGCGATCGTCCCTTTTGGCTACGGAGCCTAGTTGGCCTGACCGAACATGTTAAGGCCAGCAACCTTGCGTCTTCCACCAACTCTCGGCTACTACTCACTAGCCGCCATACGTTCCTTTTGCAACGAGGCATCTTGTGACCATCAGCGGCCAGCAACCCCTCCAAGAAAGCCCTCTTGTCACTGGAACGGAGGGTAAACACCCACCCGGGCAACTTCTTATAAGGCGCCCGAACACCAGGAAACAGGCCGAGGTTTTCTAATAAGCGGCCTCCTCCGTTTGAATCAACTCTAATGTAGCCGCATTTCGTACGATATGGGTTTCCACCTGTCAATCTTGCCAGGCCTGCCTGTAGTCGCTGATTCTCGTCTTCTCTTGTGGAAAGAGCACAACATACAGCGTAATGTGCTCCTCCGTTCGCCCGTATGTGTTTCGTTACCCACCCGTCTCCCCACAGATAGCCGAGCAACCAGATCTCCTCGCGCGTCGCATAACGCCGCAAGTCCTTCAGCCACAATTTCCGCCGCGTCGGCACGGAGCGCAACGTGAGTATACGGTCACCAGGCTTCAATGTACGGGCTTCTACCCACTCGTAACTATGAAAACCACGACTACGCAAGAACGGATGTTCGGGCGTAACCGTTATAGCATGACGATCGGTACGGACAGTGATTGTTTCGGCAATGCCTTGCGGAAAAACACCTGTCACCTCTTGACGAACGAAACGCGTTCCATTCCAGGACCACACCTCTTCACCAGGGTTGATGTGCTCAATGGGCTTCCACGTTCCATCGCCCATAAGCACACGACTGCCCTTTGCCAAGCACATTATGATTGCAAGCCCGGCTCCCGGCTCGAGCCTCGTCCTCAGGGTCGAGGCGTACCAGTCCCACACGGCCTCGCGGTACGTGCGCGAGTTAGCTTCGGCGATGTTCTTTATCACGTCGTCCACGAGCACGATGTCGCCGCCGTGACCAGTGATGGGACCCCCGACGCCCGCCGCCACGAGGCCGCCCTCGTGCCCCTTGAGGTCCCACCTGTCGACGGCGCTCGAGTCGTCCGCGAGCTCCACACCCGCAAGCCACTGCCCGTGTTCCCGGACTATCTCGCGGACCCGCCGGCTGAAGGTAAAGGCGAGCGACGCGCCGTAGCTCGTGAGTATCACGCGCTTGTCGGGGTTGTTTATGAGATACCATGCCGGGAAAAGCCTTGAGCAAAGGTAACTCTTTCCGTGACGCGGCGGCATAAAGACCATCAGCCGCGTTATCCGCCCGCAGGCGAGGTCCATCAGCTTGTCCGCAAGGATCACGAGGTGCAGCGCCGGCCGCCACCGGTCACGAGTCACCTTCCGGCAAAAGTTCACGAGGTCAGCCCTGACCAGCGTCCTCTCGTCCGGGAGCCACCCGAACATAGATGCGCCTTGCAAGCTCCCGGGCCTCAGGGTCCGCGATGATTCTTTGGACGATATCGTACTCATGCCGCTCCGTCACTCGACTCTCGTGCTCCGACCGGTCAGTCGGTTCCCCCATCAGCAGGAGGTCCAGCTTCACGAGTCGCTCCAGATCCCACACGCTTTCGACGTCGATCTCGCCGCCCTGGAACCGCTTCACCCAGCGGCCGATTGCGGCCTTGATGATCTTGCGGTAGTTCGCCTTGGTCGCGACAACGGTCTCGTTGGTCTTCTCTTCGAGGCGCCGGGCATTCTCGATGTCCCTCTGCTCGACCCGTTCCTGCCAGTTGAACAACTTGCTCCAGCGAGCCACTGTCCTTTCACTGACACCGCACTGACGCGCCACTGACATGAGCGAGCGCTTATCGCCAAGGCTGTAGTAAAGCTCGAACGCCTCCTTCTGCTTCAGGGTTTCCTTCACTCGAGTTTCACCGCCTTCTGGCCCGTCAGCGTCTCCCACCGCTGCATTGTAAGTTCACAGTATATTGGGTCGAGCTCGATGCCGTAGGCTATCCGTCCCATCTTTTCCGCTGCTATCAGCGTCGCGCCGGCGCCCATGAAGGGATCGCACACGATTTCGCCCTCGTTCGAGAGAAACAGCATCACGGCTCGCGGCAGCTCCACCGGGAACGCCGCCGGGTGGGCCTTGAGCATGTGCGACTTCTTGCCCTTCTTCTCAAGCCCGCTCGACTTTGTCCCGAGGGTCGGCAAGTCGGTAGTGGCGGCGCTCTGGACAATGTGCCAGATGTCGTTCGCGTACTTCCTTGATGGCTTTATCCTGCCACCGAGCTCGGCCTTGCCCTTCTCGAAGAGCACGAGCATCTCGTGGGTGACGGGCGCCACATGGCCCATCACGTGGCCCGTGCCGTCGCACACCGGGCACTCCACGAGCGGAAGGCTCACCTCGTCCGCGGGAGCCTCGAGGAGGTAGATAACCTCGTGTTTGTAGTTCGGCTTATAATGGCGCGCCCGACGGGCCCTGAGGGTGCTCGGGAATATGGGGTACGGCACCCCGGCTTTCTCCCACACGATCTGCCGGTAGAATTCAAAGCCGCAACCCTCGAGCACCACCACATGGTAGTGAGGGTACGAGTCGGGGGACACGCCCACGTTCCAGGCCACGTACCGCCCTGATCGGAGATGCTGGAACATAAGCTCACCGACCGCGGCAATCATGCCGAGGTACTCGTCTTTCGCCTGCTTGTCCTTGTACGAGGCATACTTGATACCGACGTTGTAAGGCGGCGACGTCACTATGAGGTCTGCCTTTTGGCCGCCGAACAAGCGCTCCCACGTGTCCCGTTTGGTGGAATCCCCGCACATCAATCTATGCCTGCCAAGCGTCCAAACCTCGCCCTCCGAAATCCGCGGCTTGGCAATCTCGGCGAGCGCCTTCGCGACGTCGAAGTCGTCCTCCACGTCGTCTTCATCTTGGACGTGGAATTGCGTCATCAGGTCCTCGAGGGCGTCCTCGGCGAAGCCCGTGAGGTCCATATCGAAGGCGCCCGTGTCGAGCTCCTCCAGGACGTCCTTTAGCATCGTGTTGTCCATTTCGGCCAGTTCGGCTATGCGGTTGTCCGCGATGAGGTCCGCCAGCTCTTCCTCGTCCGACGCGTAGTCCTGCCTGTCCACGGGGACCTGCTTGACGCCGAGGAGCTGCGCCGCAAGAAGCCTCCCGTGACCCCTTACGATGTACCCGCTGCGGTTCGAGACGGTGATGGGTGCGCGCCAGCCCTGCGCCTTGATAATCTTGGCGAGAAGGACTATCTGCGATTCCGGGTGCCTGTTCGGGTTGCGCGGGTGCGGCTTCAGCGAGCCGATGTCTGCCAGCTCGTCGAAAGCGCAATATACGGGAATACCGCTTGCCACGCCTTTGGATGCTGTCTTGTCTTCCTTCTGCATGCTCCCACGACCTCGAGACCGTTGTTGGGCGTGTCCTTGAAATTCTGCGCGTCGGAAAACGAATAAGCGGCTCCTCGCCGCTCTTCTCCACGCTAGCATCGTAGCACGAAAAGTGCCCCCGATCCTGTCATTTTTCTGTCACACAATCCACCCTAGTCGTTCGGCAACGATCCCGATCACCTCGCGCCGCCAACGATAAAAAGTGCTCATGGATATGTGTAGCTCGGCTGCTATGCCTTCGTCGGTAAGACGCCGCTTGAAGTATTTCTCCTCGACCAGCCTGAGCTTCGCCGGAGCATCGGGGTCCTGAGACGATCGCAGGAACGACAGCATATATTCTATGGCCTCGACCCGACGTGCCATCTCTCGATAGGCGAGGCTCCCCAAGACTCGCTCTTTATACTGCCATATGGCCTGGGCTCGTTCGGGCGTCGGATCGGGGACTCGCCCCTCGCCGCGAGTAGGGACAACGCCGTATACCCGTTCCTCATAATGTTTTCCGTCTAAGCCCACAACGCGCTTGGTCACGTACCCCACGTTCGGCCAGTAAGCAGGCGGTGACGCTATGTCGTTGATTTCCTGCTGCAAACGCTCCATCTCGCGCTTTACGGCCTCATAAGTGTATAGTTCGTGCTCGATAGCCTTGAAATTGGCTCGGCGCTTGGACCGTGGCCACGCTCCGTTGTTCACGCGTGCCTCACCTGCCTTATCCTGCCGTGGACTCGCTTGTACGCGTCGTGATCCATGAGCTGCTTTATCTCCTGCTCCCGCTTCGCCGCAAGGTAAGCCTCATGCCCCTCGACGAGCTCCTCGAAGCTCCGGTAACTGAGCCCGCACCGTGAATTGAGACACCTCGCACCGGCACCTGCAAGCCCGGACCAAACTAGACTCTCCTCACCGCACCTGGGGCAAGTCCACAAGGTAACCGCGCGGGGCCGGCCGAGGACCTCACGAGCCCGACGCCAGAGGTCGTGGTCGATGGCGCGGTCTATTGCCTTGTCCCTGTCCACGCGATCACCTCCAAAACAGAAAGGCCGGCAGCCCGGAGACTTGGTCGTCTCCGAGATGCCGGCGTCCCTGAAGAGGTGAGCCGACTTCCGTGAAGGAACCACGGCTGACAACAAAACATCTGCGCGCGCCCGTGCCGCGGCATATCGAGAGAACTGGTCTCGTGCTGATGAGACCTTATTTCATAGCATCCTCGACAGCACTGAGTCCCCGCTTGCGCCGTTTCTCAGCTTCCTCGTCACTGTCACCGGAGGGCTCGATGTAGAACACTATCAACGACTTCATCGTGAAGTCAGTGAGCTTACCCACAATGGACTCCGGGTGACTCACCAAAAGAACCGCCCTGTCACTGTCCTCGCAGTCAACTAACCGCACAGCCTCGCGATATCGGTCGTCGTCTTCACCGAATTTGTATGTGTCATAGACCTTTTCTATGGGGACATTCGCTGGAAGTCTCTCGACCTTTGTGCCAAACTCATGCCAACCTACGTACTCCAGGGGAAGTTTCAAGGCTTTTGCCACGAACTCGGGATCCTTGGTGAGCGCCCTCTTCAAGTTGTAGTACCGATTGCTGGCACCTCCCGGCTTGCCATCCAACTGCCGCACGTCGCAGAGTACGCGCGGACGCCTCCGGTGCTTCACTGTGTCCCAGTATGTCTGGTACGTCTTGCCTAACCTGTCGTAAGCATCCTCCATTAGCTGCATTAGCTTTGAGTCATGGAAGTCTAGGAATTCGCGGCTGTCCACGCGGTCCCGTATGGCTGCATAGTCCTTGAACACCCATGTGCCAGGATCCTCCAAGAACAAGTATAGGGCCGCCTTTGCCACGGCCTCAAACGCCCTAACAGTCTTATGTCCTACTACCCTCACATAGTAAAAGTACCTGGCCATAAGGTAGTGTTCAACTACATCTCGACCGCGAATGTCGACGCCCACCACACTGCACCCGTATGAGGGATCCCATCCCTTTCTTAAGAGACGAATTAGGTAATCCACATCTGTTTTCCCGTAGTTGACGCCTGTCAGAAAGGAATCCCGTGACAGGTAGTCCAGCCGATCACAGTCAAGAGACGAATGCATCAGCTGAGCATACATCAACTTCTCCTTCGGCACGCCACCCGTGATTAGCTCGGCAATAGCCGACGGGCTGATGCCGCTCTTCTTGAGAATCGTGCTGATTTCCGCGCGTTTCTTGATCACCTCGGTTCCTAGCTGCTCATGGTGAGCGTACCTACCTGCGTCATTGTCGTCGGAGTTCTCTCCGACTGTCACCAGCGGACTCTTGGTTTCAGGCAAAGAAGAGGATACCGTTCCGGCTGGGGAAGCTCGTAACATGTACACCTGCTCGCCCAGATGTGAGAGAGGATAGTGCCCAATGTCGTGGAGGAGGGCCGCCAAGCGAAGCTCCTGTTCTTTACGAGCGGTGATAACGCCCTGTTCCCTAAAAAACTGGCACATCTTGCCCATCATGTGGAGTGTGCCCAGGGAGTGCGTAAAGCGACTATGCTCTGCACACGGAAAAACGTAGTTCACCAAGCCTTGTTGGCGTACACGCCTGAGACGCTGAAATGCCGGTGTATCAATGATTTTGGCTTCAAGTTCCGAGACTCCGATACCGCCGTGGAGGTCGTCATTGAGGTACTTATGGTTGTACAGTGGTTTCGCACGCCTACCCATAGGGACGACCTCATTCGTTTCTGGAAAGCACCTTGTTCTGAACTAGTCCGAGCTCGTCCAAGGTGGCCCAGGCATAATCCATTTGCTCACGCTCGAAACCCTTCTCCCTGCGCAGTCGCTCAATTACTGAGGATTTCGTCATCTTGGACGGACTTGCCACGACGTGCCTTAGGTAGTGCATTGACGCTAACAGCTCGGCCCATTGTGGCTTATCCAAGCCTGCTTCCCTGTGTTTCTCCAACAACTCTGTTATTCTCCGAGCCGTCTCTCGAGCATCGGCCGTAAGCTGAACGCTGCCAAGATCTATGTCATTTGCCTCAGCTTCGGCTACCTTAAATGCATCAGCAGTGAGGGCAGGACTGTAAGGCCCTCGCAGATACCAACTGTATCTGTACCCGAGATCAAAGCCCATGACCTGAAAGAGATAGATGGACTTCTGAGTCACTAGCCGATCAGAGAAGCTACCCAGCTTCAGGCCCAGTTCCTTCATGCAGGCGGCTAGAACTGCCAGGCGTCTTGACATGATTGTCCCCTACCTCCTCATCACTCTGTAAGGCCTACATAGACCACGGCTGACGCCAGTTCGATTCCAAACGCTGCCTTCTCTCATGCCCAGCGCCGATATCTGTAGCATGCCCCGACCGGACTACCTCCTCTCGCCGCACACTCTTCCCTCAGCTTTACTCTATGCGACGTAACGTCATCTCTCTTCTTCGCCCTTCTCAAGGACATTCCTGTCTCTACGGGAAGAGCGTCAGCACTCACAGACAAGCACTCCCCTCTATCCTACCCTCACCTTCTCAAGCTCCACGACCTTCTCGACCGCGACGCCCCGCCCCTGACAAACAACTAGCGTGACGGTGCCGGACGCGCCCCATTCCTGAAATGCGCCGAGAATCGCATCAAAGTGGCGCATCACCCTAGTCTCTTCGGGAAACGTCTCAGGCGGTTTCACATCCACGATCACCGGCTTAACCCAGACTGCCTTCCCGCTCCGCACGTCCACCGCGATCCGACCACTAGCCTTCTGAGCCCGATAGACTGCCAGGACTTCCCTGACTGCCCTCAGAGCTTCCATTCGACTCATTTCGCGCAATTCCTGCTTTTTCTCAGGGCTCACCGACATGCTGCCACCTCGTCAAGCGTCACACAGCTTCTTCTTTCTCCGGTATCTCAACTCTCAGCCACGGTATCCGCTTCAACTCCTCGAGCCGCCCTCGACGATGAAAGGCGCGGCAGAAGGCGTCGATGGACGCAGGACACACGTACGGATTGTCAGGCGGTTCCGCGGTTGCCGCCAGCAACTCGAGCGCTGGCAGTATCCTGTCGTCGATCTCCCGATACCCCGGGTCCTGACAACAGTTGAAGTCCTCCCTGACCGCATAGTAAAGACACTCTTCGAGCGTCCGCCCTCTCCGATGCCTCGACCCCATAATTCGCCTCCGTCGGCAGCTTCAAGACGCGCCCGGCTGCTGTACCGCCTCCGCTTTGATGTCTCCAAATATGTTGGGAGCCTTCTCGCGCACCAGCTCAAGCATGCGCGTGGCCAGCTCGCGTATCTCCCACTGCGCCTCACGAGCTAGGCGAAGCCGGAAGAAATGCCGAAGCTCCCTGGCGTTCATCGTTAGAATCAAGTCGGTCAAAGTGCCTTCCGGAAGAACGAGCCTCGCATCCTCCTTTGGAACGCCGGCATCAAGCAACACTTTATAGAACCCAAACGCCGTCCGATACGCCGCCTCGTATCGCGCCCGAAGAGCCGCGGGCGCGTCAGGAATCACCGCTGCGGCGTCCGATTCGTCGCAGTAGCGCTGGCTGCGCACCGAATAGCTCGCTATCCTGTGCCTCGTGAGCTGGGCAAGACAGGCGCGGCTGATCCCGTGGATGTCGAACGTCGCGTACCAGTGCTCGAGCACGGACTCGTGCCCCTGCTGAATCACCTTCCGAATCATGTCCTCCGAAGCCATGTCTTTCCCGTGGCATCGCGCTATCGCCCGCCGGACGATTGCCTCGTTGGACCACTGCAACAGGCGCACTTGTGCGCTATCACTTGGGTGTGTGTCGCATTCAGGACCAGCCACCTGTAATCCTTCTAACGGCTGCAAGCCGTTACACATGAGAAAGACCTTTTCCAATCCCCGGTGAATGCTTTCCCGCACCGACTCGCGGATAGGGGCATCCAGCTCATCCCAACCAACCACAATCACCGAGCCGTCAACCGATACGAGCCTGCTGCCGTTATAGAGTTCCCGACCTATAGTATCGACCATCTCATCTGTGATGCCTTGCACCGTGGACCTCATCATGTGCATCACCTCCAAGCGCATTGCTGACGGCCTTCATGCGTCCGGCTTGTCCGACGCCCGAACTTCATAGCCTGCCTCCTCCAACAGCTTCAAGAACACCTCTTCAGGCAGCCAATAGCCAACCGTGAGACCGAACCCCGGGTCCAGCCTCAGACACTGCGCTTGTTCCTGCTCCAACCACTGACGCAACACCTTCCAACCCTTTTGCCTGCGCTTATTGCCGATGACGCGGAGACACCGCCCGTCGGCGACCTGCCTGATGAGGTCGCCGGGCCAATGCTTCGCCGCCCCGCTCAGCGGGTTGCGCCTGAAACCGAACCTCGCGAGCGTCTTCTCGGCCTCGTGCTCGCTGCGGTAACCCCTGTCCTTTTGCGCCCGTCCCCGGTTACGCCGTGCGGGCTGCATGATGCGTGCCGTCATCTCTGACACCCCGAATCCTCCTCATCGCCTCTTCAAGCGATTCCGCCTTGCTGCACTCGACCACGCTGACAACTACCGACGCCCTAGGGTCGGCCAGAAGCGCGTTCTCGATAGCCATGCGGATGTAGCACATCTCTTTGAACCGGCACTCGTCGCAAATGCAAACCCCTATCACGCCGTCCGCCCTTCCTCTCGCCACCTGGTTAGTCCGAGCTCGCCAAGGGACACGGTAAGCGGCTTCTGCACTTCTTCTTGCCGCGGCAAGTGGGACAACACCCACGCCCGCCACTGCGCGAGCGCCGCGCTGTCATTCCTCGCCGCCATGTAACTCACCACGGCGCGAAATGCCAGCAGAAGCTCCGCCCTGGTCAGCCTGGCTTTCCGGACTCCTTTGCCCGCCTGGAAAGCTCGTATCTCTCGAGACGACGCCGAACCTCTGACCTTAAGGCGGCGGCCTCGTCCAGCAAAGACGACCTCAACGCCGCGTCGCTCTCGCGCAGCGCCTGCTTTTCGAGCAGCAAAGCGCGTCCCATCAACACCTGAACCGAGCTTCGGGCGCATATGCTGCCACCTCCGGCTGACGAAACGCTATGAAGCCTTCTCTTCCGGCTTCGGATGCCTGATGTGGGGTATTTCTCCACGCCGCCGAGCCTCCATCACGCGTTCTCTGAGCAAACACATCGCGCACCAATCGCTCCCCGGCACGATCGGCGTCCGCCCGCACCGAGGACATAAGCCTTTGGCCTCTCGCTTATCCAAGCGCTCCGTTCCGCGCCGAGTCGCCGCCTTCTCAGCCGCCGATTTATGCCTGCGTTGAGGTGCCGGCTCTTCAAGACGCGGCGCTTCCATACGCGCCGGTTCCGGTTCGCGCCAGGCCAGCGCTTCCGCACGCGTCGATTCCAAGGCGCCGGTCACGAGTTCGGCGACTGTCGCGTTGACGCGCCCTTCCCTGATGGCTCGAGCGCCCACCTCCAGACGAAGCGCGAATTCTTCCAGTTGCGGAGTCATGTCCCCCGAGTTCCCCCCTGAAACCAGTCCTGCGACTTCCGGTCCCGTTCTCAGCATTCGCATTAGGCGAACATGGACTATTGGACTTTCTCCACCCTGCGGTGTATCATATCGGCGCACGTCAGGTTCAAGGAGAATTAAAGACAAGCATTTTGTTGCTCATCTCCCTTTCTGCTCTGTGCATACGGGCTATTAGGAGTTGATGCCGCTATTCTTGCGACTGTTGTGAGCTTCTGTGTCAATTTTTGGTATTGCTCCAACACTTGCTCTAACCGCACGATGGGAGGGTAGATGACGCACCGAAGACCGTTCCAGTTGAATTGCGTGACTCCGCGAAAATGTTCACGAACAAAAGTCAGACTTTCAACACTCGCTTGCCGTCGCTGTCGGTAATGAGCTGTCACCCAATGCAGGATTGCCGCTCTGCGTCGGTGCCCCGGCGGAATGTCCCTCAGTCTGAAGACTTCGCGGATTCCTTCCTCATCGGTTGAAAAGGTGACTCCGATTCCACCTTCGAGCGAAAGGTATACCCTCCAAAAAGCTCGACGGACAAAGTGCCAACCTGACATAACACGCATGTTGTTGACAACTTCTCTATTCAGCTGTGTGTTGCCGTAGACACCAGTTGTTCTCGCCGTATAACATAGTCCGCTTCCGCTTACCCTGGTTAAGGGTGATAAAGGGACATGTACCCATTTGTTCCCGAGTGCTCCGGCAATGTGCTCCTCGATGCTGATTGAACCGCTTGAGAGAGATAGAGATCCAACAACGATGGAGGCCATTATGGGAAAGAACCGATGAACTTTCCCTCTTAACGTCTTGGGGTTGACAAAGCGCATCCTTGCAGTCTGGAGATCACTATCACCGGTGCTATCGTGAACCATCGTTACATCTACGGGCCTTGGGAGCGTTTCGGGCGGCAAATTCGTCGGAATGAGTTCCTTGCCACCTGCCGCTTGATCGAGCCAATCCACAGCGTCTTCGATCCACAGATCAGCGCCGTCGAAATAGCAAGGATCAATCTGCGTAAACCCCTGCCATTGTATCCGAGGTTCCGCCAGGGTCATGAAGGTGATCACGTCATCAATCACCTTAGCGAAGCTGCTGTTCCTGTCAGGCATCTTTCTCGCCCCCTCCTCTGGGCCCCTTGCGCGTGTACTTCCCTTTCGGCCACGACGCCCGGTCGAGCAGTTCGAACAAGGTGAACTCCGGCACCCAACGCACCCATACGGAGCCCTCCGCCGTCGCCCGGCTCCGGGCGATGATGATCTCGACGAGGTTTTGCCACGCCTTCTCCTCCGGCCAATACAGGCCCGGCCTCCACAGGTACAACACCACGTCGGCGTCCTGGTCCGGGTAGCTCGAATCGCGGATGTCCCCGTGCTGCGGCCGCGGCACCGCTCTCTGCGCTATCGCCTTGTCGAGCAGCTGCGTCAGACACACCACGGGCACCTCAAGGTCACGCGCCATACACTTGAGAGCGCCGGTCACCCTGCCGATCCTCGTCGTGTCGTTCTCGCCCCTGATACGCGGCTCGTGAATCTTGTCAAGCTGGTCGATGATGACCAGTCCCAGCCCGTGCTGCGCCTTGAAGTGCTGGCAGATACTGCGTATGTCGGCGACCGTGAGCCCGGATTGGGCCACGAACGCGAGAGGCTTGTCCGCCAGCGGCCCGATCACCGTTCCGAGCTTCTTCCACGCCTCGTCGTCCATCCTGCCGGTGCGGATGTTGCGCGCCGGTATCTTCGCCTTCATGGACAGCTCGCGGTCGGCGAGTTCGACCGGAAGCATTTCCAGAGTGAAGAAGAGGCAAGGCACGCCGCAATTCAAGGCCACGTGTAAAGCCCAGCTTGTCTTCCCGGTCTTGGGCACGGCGGCGAGGAATATCAGGTTGCCCGGCACGAGCCCGCCGAGGTGCTCGTCCAGGTCGGAAAACCCGGTGGGTATCCCGATCACGCCGCCCTTGGAATACCGCTCCTGCAAGACCTCCATGTGCTTTGCGAGAAGGTCCCGGTTCATGACCCACGGCACCGCGCCGCGATGCTGCAACTGCGCGAGGGCGTTCTCCGCGTACGCGATTGCCTCCGCGCTCGTCACCTCGTCGTCGTACGCCCTCACGGCGATGTCCTTGGCCAGCTTGAGGAGAGTCCTCTTGCGCGAGTCCTCCAGGATGACCTCGGCGAGCTTGTCCAGCTCGAACGGCATGACCGCGCCCCGGGCGAGCTCGGCGATTTGAACCGCGCTGAGCTTCCCCCGGCTCTGCTCCAGAAGGAGCGGCATGGACGGCGTCCCGCCCGAGTCTGCAATCGCGCAAAGGCCTTCGTACGCCCGCCGCGGGATTTCCGCGTAGAAGTCGTCAGCGCTTATCCCGCTCCGAAACCGAGGCAACTCGTCCGGATAAACCAACAGGGTCCCGACGAATGCCCGCTCCGCCTCGAGATTGAACGGGAGCCTCCTCACGTCAGCTTGAACCGCCTGCACCACCTGTCATCGCCTCCTTTCGCGCCATGAACGCGGCCAGGGAACTCTCGATGTACGCTTTCACCTCGGGGGGCGCGTGTCCGGGCTCCACACCGCCCGCGAACCCGCCCGCGCTATCCCACGGCTTGCCGCGTGGCTTGTCGCGAGCCATCCTTTCCCCGAGCCGCTTGTGCGCTATCTCGCACCAGTTCCGCAGCTGCAATCGAGGATTGGACTTGGCCTCAAGCGGTCTGTCGCGTTTGTATGCCCGCCACTTCTTGACCTCTTGCAGCAAGTCGATATCGGGAAAATCCGTGGCGAGGTCCCTGATGTGCTCAAGGTCCTTCTGGTAGTCGAACGGATACTGCGGAACCGCCTTCAGCTCACCGAGAACGGCCCGTTCGGTTGGAGTTACATCCGGAGGGGAAGGCGGTTGGCTGGTTTCCCCCGTACCCCCTTCCAACCCACCAGACTTACTATCTACCCTAGAATCTGCTTCGACGATGTTGGTACGGTACTGTACGGTACTGTTAGGTACGGTGCCATCGGACACTTGGCGGTCGACCGGCGGTCGACCGGCGGTCGTTTGCTGGACGCCCGACGGTTGCATTGAGACCGTTCTGGCGGCCTCCCGGCGTTGCCGCGAGCGTTCGCGTTCGGCCGCGCGCCGCTCTATGAGACGCCCGGCATAATCTTCCCAGTCATGCAATTGGAGAGCCCCATCAATCTTTTCAAGAAAACCTGCTTTGATGGCGGCCGCCACGAACTCATCGGGGTCGCCTTTCCAACCGGCACCGCGTGCGATCACCTCATTGGGCAGGCCCGTCAAATCGCCTTGTGGCGCGTTATCAAGCGCCCATGTCCACAACCGCGCCATGTGCGCGGCGGCGTAGGTCTCGTCAAGGTTGAGTGCAACCGCCATAATGAGAGTCTTGCGATGCGTCCACAGCGATTGATGCAACTCGATCCAGGCCACTCAAACCCGCTCCTTTACGTCCGCGATTCCACTTGACCGCGCCACACCTCACAAACGCCGTCCTACGGCCGCCCGACACCGTACCGAAGCGGGTCGGGTATGAGAATCACGTCACCCGGTTCAATACTCGAACTTCGTGCGCCCAAATCGTTCGCCGTATAGATGGCCCATATCACGTCGCCAGCCCGGTCGTCTGGATAATACCGATATGCGATGGTCCACAACGTGTCGCCCCGCCCCACGACGTAGGACACGCACTCGATGTGCTCCTCCGGCCATCTCCATCCGGTCGAGTCCGGCAGCGGCGGCTCGGGCGCGCCGACACGCGCTGACGAGAGCAACATCGCCATGCCCGCGCATGAGACCAAGATGATGAGCGGACGCGCGCCGGTGTGGCGTGCGAAACCCCGTCGAAATCTCATTGCTAATTCACTCGCCCCCGTGGTATCCTGAAACCGGCCGCCTTCCCACCTTCCTTGTGGTGTGAGTTGCCAGGCGGCCGGGCCGGGCGCGAAGCCCGGCTCCTCTCATGGATTTGCGACCTCGTATGCTGGCAACCTCCGCGCCTCGGCGTAGGCGTCCAAGTCTGCCTGCGCCTCCTCCCGAGTCTGGCGAACCGGCATCGTCTTGAGCCTTCGAAGGTTCTTGAAGCGCGTCCGGTAATACGTGCTCCAACCCCCGGCCGCCGCTGTCGCCGTCGCTCACGAAAAGCAGACCGTACTTGCTGTAATAGCACCTCATGACTTGCTCTCGCCCCTACTCCGGAACTGTGCCGCCTGCGGACACGTCACCCAGTGAGGCCTGTAGCCGCTCACGAGCCGGCCATCAGGCAATATCACCGTCACGGGCTCGAGGTCCACGGGCATCCTCTTGCCAGCCTCGGTCCTAATCCACTCAATGCGCCTGCCGCAGCCCTTGCAGGTCGTCACCCGCGCTCGCCTCCTGCGAGGAAAGAGCTATCTCGATGAGTTGTTGGCCCTTGCGACACATATCCCGCGGGTCGGTCCAGTCATCCCTGATTGCACCGAATAACAGCGAGCACAACATCAGCGTTTTCCGCATCTCATCCACTCGCGCGTCCAGGCGCTCAATCTTCTTTCCCAACTCCACACCTGCGGACAAGGACAAAGCATTTCGCACGCGGCTCCACACCTGAAGAGGAGTGAGATTGTCCCCGCGCTCGTTGGGCCGACCCATGGCCGACCGATGTACGGCGTCTACGTCCTCCAGCGCACCCCTCATTGCCGCTGCTTGCGCCTCGACCTCGGCCAGTCGGGCCTTCAGCGCGTCTCGCTCGGCCTCTAGCTGTTCTACGCGCCGCTGCACGCCTGCCAACTCCCGCCGCGTGAACACGTTTGACTCCACTGCCTCGCGGAGAGCGCGATCCATCCCATGGGCGCGGGCTACGTCGTGGTAGTGGATCAGGACTTCATTTACCTCGTCGGCGAATGGCTTCATTGGCGGAGACCTCCCGTATGCCTCGGATCGCCGTCGCGACCGAAGCAAACCGTTCTTCCATAAACGCGTTCAACGCCGCTCGATCAGCCAGACACTCACCGCATAACCACCGCCCGTTGAATCCCAGCGAGCGCCGCTTCTCCC